GTCCTTGACCTGCGCCTCGGTGAAGGCGCGCTGCGTGCCAGCGGTGTAGCCGGTGTTGGCGGTGTAGGAAGCCAGCGTGCCGCCGTTGCGGTTGACGTTGTCCACTACCCAGCCGCGCAGGCCGCGAGACTGCCGCGGAGAGGTCGCCAGCACATCGTTCCGGGTCAGGCCCAGCTCCATGTCGCGCTTGATCTCCAGCGAGGCCAGGCTGAGCTGGTAGGCCAGCTCGTCCTTGCGCCCGGCGGGGTTCATCGCCTGCTGCGTGCCCGACACCACCACCTTCTTCGCAGAGATCTGCGTGCGGTTGTTCAAGCGCGCGGTGACCGTCACGGTCTTGGCGGTCAGGTCGTCGCCTTCGGCCTGGGCGTTGGCTGCCGCCGCGGCCAGCTCCTGCACCTGCCACTCGTGCAAGGTGTTGGAGGCCTTGGACTTGCTGGCCATGTTCAGCACCGGCGTTTGCGTCGGGCTGATGCGGTAGATGATCAGTGTGTTATCGCGGGGCTCTTTATCCCCGCTTCTGCAACTCTCGCTGCAGTTCAGACTATCTCATCACGCCTTTGAAGGCGTGCCGGGCACTCGTGTCGGCTTCATCGCTGTTCTAGCGGTATGCCGTTAGTCGTTGAACCTTCCCCGCATCCCTGCGAGGCTTGGCTGCTGATTGCCCAATCCTGACGATTTTCAAGCCCTCACGCTTGCAGTTTCCCGCTACGTTGTGGCTCGTCAGGCTCTAAGGGGTTTCCAGCAATTCACCCAGTTTTAGACGGACTTCATCTGCCGTGTTGCTCATGATGGCACTTCGGGCAAAGCACTTCACTGTTCACCGGGTCATACCGCCGCTCCGGATGTTTGGAGAACGACAGCACATGGTGGACGTGAAGCCTGATTCGCACCCCGCAGCAATCGCAGGCATGGCCCTGCGCTACGCCGCACTTCTCGCACTTCATGCCGGCCCGTTGCAGCGCTTTTTCACGCCACTCTCGGGCCTGCCAGCCGGATCGTGCCTGACGGTTCTTTTCCGTCAGACCGCCACGCCAGTTGGGGTTTTTCTCCCCAACCAGTCCAAGCGCAATCTGCGCGGCCCGGATGTTCGCCTTGTGCGACTCCGAAAACACGCGGCCTGGCTTGAGGCGGTGGTTCTTGTGCTGCTCCAACTCAATGCCGTGCTCCTTCAATCGCTTGAAGACCACGGTTTCGCCGACCCCGAAGTGCTCTGCAATCTCTCGCATTGACTTCTGCTGGTACAGCGACAACAGCACATCTTTGGGCGGGTCAAAAGACCGCCGCCCGCCACGCTTCATGGTCGCAATGCCGTGCTCGTGCAGCCGTTTCCGGACTGTCTCGGCATTAACGCCATGCATGTGGCCGATGCGCTCACATGAGTAGAACTGGTAGAGCTTCTGCAGCTCTTCTTTGGGTGGGTCGAATCGTCTTTGCATCAGTGCCCTCGCTGAGCAACGAGGGCGAATTTACCAGTTAATCCGTCAGGTCTTCCCGGTTGCCGATTGCGGCGGTGGTCAGGAAGGTATTGGTTGGTGCAGCCATGGCTGCCTCCTTTCAGCGCCTCTCGGCGTTAGAAGTGGTTGATCACAAAATTGCTGCGAACGCGCGGGCGGCGTCTTCCACCTTGCCCGTCTTGTTCAGCTTCAGGTACGCCGCGGTGCGCGGCGTGATGCCGGGGTTGTCGCCCTGGCCGGGGCGCTCCACCTTTTGCGGCAGGGCGCTCACCTTCTTGGCCGCGGCCGATGCTTTGCCGACCATCTGGTCGTACAGCATGGCTTTGCGCGCCAAGATCACGGCCCGCGCATCGGCGATGCCGTCGATGGCCTCTGCCTCGTAGCCCTGGCCCGCCAGGTACTCGCGCAGCGCCACCTTTTCGGCCTTGGCCTTGGCCTCGTCCTTCCAGTCGGGCAGCTTGGCAAGAAGGTCTTGCTGCTGCACTTCGAGCTGGCGAACGTAGGCCTGCTGTGCCAGGGCCTGTTGCTGGGCCGCTACCTGCTGCTGCTGCCCGTAGACCTGCTGCAGCGTGGCTTGTCGCTCTTGAGCGATGCGTTGCTGGCGCAGGTACTCCACCGGATCAGACTGGAGCAGTTCGTCCCAGTTGGTCTGTTGCTGCTGCTGCAGCGCGCCTTCCAGTTGAGCCTGCATCCTCTGCAGGTTCGCGGCGTAGGCCTGCCGCTCCTGTTGCGCTTGGGCGATCTGGGCCTCGGCAGCTTTGCGCTGCTCCGCGGCTTCCATCGTCTTGCGCGTGTAGTCCGCCTGGCGCTGGTAGCCGTTCTTCAGCTCAGAAAGCGGGACCTCCACGTCCTTGCCGTCGATACGGACGGTGACCGTGGTGTCTTCCTCCTGCGCCTGCGGCTCGGCAGCAGCTTCGGGCTGCGGCTCGGGCTCGGCTTGGGCTTGGGGCGGGGCTGCTTCAGGTTCAGCAGCCGCCTCGCGGTCGGGCGGTGGGGCATCCATCGCGGCCGACAACAGGCTTACGGCTTGGTTGACGTCAAGCGCACCGTTGGATCCAGTCTCCTGGTTGTCCATGTTTTCAACTCCTCGGGCGGCGCATCACTGCGTTGACCCATGCAGACAACAAAAAAGCCACCCGCAGGTGGCTCTTCCAAGAGGGTTGCCCTTCCTCTGAAGTCGTTAGAACTCGTGGCGCCAGCCGACGCTGTCCATCCAGCCCAGGGGCCCGATCTGCACCGGCACGTTCCAGTTGCCGTGCACCAGCTCGGCTTCAGGCGCCGGGTGGAAGGCCACGCGGATCTGGCTGGTCAGGGTGAGCTCGGTCACGCGACGCGCGAAATGAACCCACGCGCCCGGTCCACCAGGCTCTGCTTGTGCTGCAGCTCCACCTGGGCCAGCTTGCCCGTCTCCAGCGTGGAGGTCAGCTGCGCTTTCACCTTCCGCAACAGGTGCAGGTAGGCCCACAGCTTTTCGCGGCCGGCCTCGTCTCTTGCTGGGCTGTTCGTCCATTGCTCGATGATGTCCTTCTCGATGGCCTCAAAGGCGGCCACGAATGCCTCGTTGTCCAGCACCTGCCGGGCTTGGTCGCCGGTGTACAGGCGTTGCTCTAGGGTCATGCCCACGCCCTGCTGGGGGTTGCCGGGAACACGCGGAAAGCCTCCAGCTCAGGAGCCTCGTCGGAGTGGCGCACATTGACGTGCCAGCCATCAATCGGAGCCATCTCATCCACCGCTTCGCCGCTACCGTCTTCAGCAGGCAGCACGTTGCCCGTGGGCTTGTAGATCACGCCAACGACATCCACCGCCGCGTACTTGGGCACCAGCACAGTCTCGACCACATCGTCTTGCACGTTGGTCTGCTCGGTGAACAGCGCCGCGTTGGCCTCGGCTTCGTCAGCGAATTTCAGGAAGTAGTCGGTGAACATGGGCACCTCGTTGAATGGGTCGAAGGGGTCGTAGGTCATGCTGTGATGGCCTGCAACTCGGCATTGGTCAGGCGGCGGGGGTAGTAGGTGACTCGGCGGAGATAGCCTGCTTTCACGTTGTTAAACCCGGCATGGTCGGACCCCAGATCAAAACGCGTCAGGCCGCTTGGAATGGTGGCCGTACTGTCCGTCGCAACCGTGCCGCCATCTTTGCAAGCAGCAAGATCGTTAGCCGCATATGCGCCTGCAAACTTAGCCACAGTGTTCGCAGAAACTGCGATTGCAGTACTTGCAAGGCCGTCAAAAACACCACCACTAGCAGTTGATATCGCGGCAAATCCCGTTGTGCTAACGAAATCTCCAATTTGATTGTTGTAGCTGTTATTGCTGACCCGAGCCAAGAATTGGTTTGCGCCAGACGATGGTTGTGTTACTGCAAACTCCGCATAGAAAGTCCCCGCAACACTGTTGTACCAAGGGCTGAGCGTATTGACTACAGCACGGTCTTGGGCACGGGTCAGCGCGGTGGTGGTGGTGGGGATGACGGAGGTGGCAAACGCGCCAAGTTCTAGCTGGGGCAGGCCGATGCGGATCGTAAAATCAATCACTGCGCCAGCGTTGTACGTGATGAACACACCACCGTTTACAAATACTGTTGTGGCGCTTGCAAGCGTGGCGGTATAAAAATACCTCTGCGTGTTCAATGCAGCGCTGGTTGGCCCGCCAACAGGAAAGTTGCTGCTTGGAGAAGCGCCGTTGGCGTCAAATGCGCCAGCCGCCGTAAAACTGTTTACGTACAAAACACGGGCTGTAGTGTTTGCAAACGATCCTGCAACCAACTTGGCGTAACAAGTAAACGTCCAAACTTGGTTTTGAACCGCAGAAATTTGAGTGTTGATTTCGTTAGTGATATTGACATTTCCAGCACCGACAGCGGTTCCAGCGTATTGAATATCAACGTAAGTTATGCCATTTTCTGTCCCGGTTCCGACAACAGTTCTGGTAATACCATTGACAGTGGAGGTAGTAAACTGCCAATTCGTCGGCATCGTCCCCGGCGTCCCAGCCACCGCCCCAACCATCGTGTTGTTGCGGATGCTGTTGGTGCGCTGCTCCTCAACCAAAAACCCACGCGGGGCTAGCGTGACGGGGTCGTAGTCTTGGTTGTTGTTGCTGCGCGCCACATCTGACGCCACCGTTTGCAGCACGCCGTTTTGGTCAAACCGCGTGGCCGTGCTGGCACGGGTGAAGGTGACCAGCGGGTCCAGCGTTGCAGCGCCCGCAAACGCCAAGTCCAGGCTCGCCGCCGAGCCCGAGACGCCCGTGGACAGCGCGCCCACGCTCACCGTGCTGCTGGCGCCGTCGCTCAGCACCGACACCCAGCGCCGGCCCTGCACGCTCAGCACCACGTGGTCGCCGCCTTGCACCAGCACGTCCACGTTGGTGGCGGCGCTGGCGTCATTGCTGAGCCGCACGTAGGCGCCCTGGCCGGTGGCCTTGACCACCACCTGCGTGGTCAGCTTGCGCGTGGTCTGTTCCCACGGCACGTAGCTGGACACGGCGGTGCCCGTGGAGCTCAGCGTCACCGAGTCCACCACAAAGATCCGATTGAGCATGTCAGGCCGCCAGCAAAAGCATTTCCACGTCCTCCTCGTCCAGTTGCGCACGCACCTGGTCAAAGAGGGCCATCAGTTGTTCAAAGTGCCGCGAGTTGAACGCGGCGTTGTAGTCCTCGATGCGCCCAGCCACCTCGGCGTAGGCCTGCACCACAGGCAGGTCCACCTCTTCGGTGGGCGGCTCGCTTGAGCCTTGTTCGTCCAGCGCCCGCAGCGCCGCGGCCTGACTGGCGTAGACCACCAGCTTGCCGTTGCGCTCGACCACGTAGCGGCGCTTGGCCTTCTTCTCGTCGTCGTAGCCGCCCGCAGGCGACTGCGTGCCCACCTGCGCGGCCAGCACGTCCTCGCCTTCGGCCAGGTCGGCGCTGAACTGCAGCGGCGGCGCGCTGACGCTGACCGCGGCGGCCAGGACGTCTGCGCCATCGCTCAAGGCGGCGCTGACGCTCGCCAGAACGCCCATAGCCGCGGCCAAACTGTCCGCGCCCTCGGTGCCGGCCAAGCTCACCGCCACCCGCGGGCCGGCCTGCGCTGCCAGCGTGTCGGGCCCTTCGCTCAGCGCCGCGCTGTGCGCCACCAATGGGCCTGCAGCCGCCGCCAGCACGTCCGCTCCCTCTGCGAGCGCGGCAGACACGTTCAGCGTGGCCGACGCGATGCTGACCGAGGCCGCCAGCGTGTCGGCGCCTTCGGTGCTGGCCAGCGAGGCCGCTACCCGGGGCCCAACCGTTGCAGCCAGGGCATCTGCGCCCTCAACCAGCGCGGCGCTGAAGCTGACGCTTGAACCAGCGCCCTGACCCAACAACAGGGTCAGCAGCATTTAGAAGACCTCAAACGTGATTTCGAAGCTCAGGTTACCGACCGAGGCCACGGTGCCTTGAACAAACCGAAGGCCCGAGTTCTCGCGCACGATCAGTTCCGCGCCCTCGTTGCGGATGAACTCCGCACCCAACGTGCCGGCAATACCGGACGGGGCGGCGGTTTCTTCCGTGAACACCCAGCGCTGGCCCACCAACGCGCCGGCAGTCGCGCCGCCCGTGGGCGCTGAGCGTGCCGTGATGTTGGCCGACAACGCTGCGTTGTTGGTGTCCATCTTGCTCAAGGTGATGGCGGTCAGCGAAGTGCCGTCTGCAACTGCAGCCGTGCCACCCGTGCCCACGGCCGTGGTGCGGGTCAGGTTGACCTCAACGCCCAGCGTGCCTGTGACCGCCGTGTCGTTGTCCACGTAGCAGAACGCCGAGAGGATGCGCAGCGACACGCCGCTGCCGGTGGCGTTGAACAGGTCGAGGAACACCTTGCTGGCGCCCACTGCCTGGCTGGGGCAGATCAGGCGGTACTGAGGCAGGCTGCCCTGGATGTGGCCGTCGGGCATGGCCAGCATGACGACCTGGTACTCCTTGGCCGACACCAGCTGCGTCGCAACCGTCGCCCCTGTGCCGGGAGTGACGGTGATTGAGTCGTTTGGCAGGCTCATCAGCTTTTTAAGCCCCGAACGCCGTCACGGTAAGGCTCGTGAACGTGCAGGTTTGCCCCGAGTTGATGGAGGTGTTGGTCACGATCATGTCGGCGCCGCTCGTCCCTACCGTGCCCTGCACCACCGCCGTTCCACCCGAGGTGTTGATGCGAAAGTAGCCCGCCGTTCCAGTGCCCGATGCCGTGGCGTTGGCCACCGCTGAAGCCGTCAAGACCCCGGCGGACGCCGAGCCAAACCCGCCCGCGTTGCCCGCAAACTGCACCAGCAGCGTGCCGGTGGCCACCGTGCCGACGTTGGCCGGCATGGAGCCCGTGTAGATGATGATCTGCGCGTTGGCCCCGATGTCGGTGGCCAGCTGCGTCATCGAGTTGGTGCGATGTGTGGTGCTGTACTGAATGGCCATCAGGCAATCCCTTGTGCACGGCCATCAGGGCCGCGGATGATGGTTCTGGGCGCGCGCATCTGCGCCAGCGCCTCGGTGAAGCCCTGCATGGCCATGGCCAGCGCGGCGTTGGGGCTGGGCTCTTCCACGCCACCCTCGGCCACCTGCTCGGCAGGCGTCTCAACCTCCGGTCCTTGCTTGGCCTGGGCGGCGATCTGCGCCACCAGCACCTTGGTCTCGGCCTCCAGCGTGGCGCGCCAGCGCTCCATCTCCAGCTTCTCGCGCTCCAGCAGCGCCTTGTTGTCGGCCTCCATCTGCTTGAGCTGGGCCTCCATCTGCAGGCGGGCTTGCTCGCGGGCGGCGTCGCGCTCGTCGTTGGCTTGCTGCACCTGCAGCTCGGCTTGCTTTTGCGCTTGCTTGGCCTGCGCCTCCATCTGGATGCGCTGCATCTCGATCTGCTGCTCGGCCTGGAACTTCTGCGCGTCGGCCTGCTGGCGCATCTGCTCGAGCTGCATCGCGGCCTGGGCTTTGATCTGCTCAGGCAAGGGCGGCTGCGGCCGGGGCGGCTGCTTGGCAGGGTCTGAGAAGAATTTGTCCGCGCTCTTGAAGCCCAGGGCCTTCACCAACTCCTGCTGGCTCTGGTAGACGTTCTCCGGCGTGGCGGTGCCCACTTGCAGGCCCAGTTGCTGCTGCTGCAGCAGGGCCATCAGGTGCGCGACCTGCTGGTCCTTGTTGCCCGTCCCAAGACCGACGTTGACCGAGACGTCGAACTGGTTGCGCCACTCGCGCGGGTCGATGTTGACCCACTGGCCGCGCAGGCGGATCACGTCTTCCTTGGTGCTGTACTGGCTCACCAGCTTGAGCATCATGCGGAACAGGTCGCGAAAGCCCTCGGCGAAGTTCCGGGCGATCAAGTCCAGCCGCATGTCAGCGCGGTTGGTGACGATGTTCACGCCCGTGGCCGTCTGATTCAGCGAGTCGCCGTCCGCCCCTTGGTTGTACCTGGTCCAGCCCGTGGAGTCCTCCAGAAAGCCCTGCATGGTCTCCATCATGGACATGCCAAGCTGAGAGTCGCCCATGCCCTGGTCCAGCCGCCCCGCGGCGCCGGGTTGCTTCACGCGCACCACGCCGCCAGGCCGCGAGGCCAGCAGGTCGTCCAGGTTGACCTGGCCATCCACCGCAAAGTACCGGCCGTTGATCGACAGGTACATGTTGTCCAGCATCCCGCGCAGGATGTTGGTCTTGATCTTCTGCGCCTCCAAGGCGAGATCCGCCACCGACAGCCCAAAAAATTTGTGCGGCATCGGCACCGGGGTGATGCTCACAAACGGCGCGCAGTCCACGATCTCGTTGTCGAGGATCTGGTTGCCGGCTCTGGTCACCTTGCGCAGCTCGCTGATGCCGTCGCCGTCGTAGTCGCAGCGCACGTAGCACTCGGTCACCCAGATGATGCGCTGGGAGTCGTCGGGCGTGCTGATGGTGTCGGCCTGCAGGTAGGCCAGCTCGTCGTCGTAGCCCAGGCGCTCAATGCGCTCCATGTTCAGCGCGGTGGACTGGTCGTCGCCGCTGATCTGGTCCACGTTTTTGTAGCCCATGGAGATCAGGTCAGACTGCGTCCTGGCCACGCGGTGCGCCACAAAGCTGGCGTCCTCGATGGTCTTGGCCTTGCGCGAGATCAGGAACTCCTCGGGCGGCACGTTCTCCACCCGCACGCAGCCCTGGATCTTGGTGCGCTTGCACACCACGTCGTAGGCCAGCACCGGCGGGGCGGCCTGGATCTGCGCCATCTGCTGCTGCAGCGGCGTGATGGCCTGGGCGGCCTGCGGGTTCTGCTGCGCGGCGTTCAGCGCCTGATCGAGCTGCTGCTGCAACTGCTGCAGGGCCTGCTGGCGCTGCTTGGCGTCTTGCTCGTCGGGGTAGCTCTTCTGCTCAATGACCTCGACCTCGTCATCGTCCATCAGCTCCGCGAGTTCCACCTGGTTGAGGTTGCGGTACTCCTCGCGCTTTTCCTCGCGGCGGTCATCCCACCAGACTTTGACGATGCCGTTCTTGCTCAGCAGCGCGTCCTTCATCCAGTTGTAGGTGATGAGCTCGCCGTTGTTGCGCACGTGGAAGCAGTGGTTCAGATAGTCCGTGCACTGCTCTGCCTTGGCCTCGTCGCCCGGCTTGGTCGGCTCAAACTCCACCACGCGCTCGGAGCCGGCAAACTTCACCATGAGCTGCGGCAGCATGCTCTCGATGGTGTTGCGCACGTCAGGGCTCACCACGGACGAGCGGCCTTCGATCTCCGGCGGCGTCAGGTCCAGCGTGGGCTTGGCCAGGTAGTAGCTCATCGCCTTCTGGCGCTGGGCGGCCAGCTTGCC